GTAGTTCAGACATAACAAAACTTTACAACGAATCAAGCCAAATACCTACAGCAAATTTAACAGCACATTACAAGTTAGATGGAAACGCTTTAGATTCAGTAGGAAGTAACAACGGAACAGAAACAAGTATAACCTATGCAGGTGGTGTTTATGGCGGTACAGATACAAACATTAATTATCTTGGGATGGCGTTTCAACCAGACTTTGTTTGGATAAAATCAAGAAATGCTTCTTGTGACCATTCTTTAACGGATTCTGTTAGGGGTGTTCAGGAACTTTTAAGTTCAAACACAACCGCTGCAGAAGTTAATCAATCACCAAATGGGTTAACGAGTTTTGATTCTAATGGCTTTACTGTAACAGATGTTTCAAGTGGTGGTGCAAGTGTCAATGGAGCAGCAGGTGGAAGCTGTTCAGGTACTCCACCAAATTACGTTGCTTGGTGTTGGTACGCTCCTACTTCAGAAACTAATACAAATGGAGATATTAATTCTACTATAAAAAAGAATGTTGCAGCAGGATTTAGTATTGTTTCTTATAATGGTGCTACAAATGCCACAAGTGATGGTTCTAATAACAGCGGAGTTGGTTGGAACATTGGACACGGACTGTCGGTTGCACCATCTTTGATTATTATTAAAAAAACTAATAACCCAGCGAGTTGGTATGTGGGTGCAGACGGAATAACCACCAACTCTTGGACAACAGGAAATGGACAACATCTAGTGTTAAATGAATCTGGTGGTCAAAGTTCTCCAGGAGGTTCTACTAAAATATGGAATAGCGCACCTACAACTACAACTTTTAATGTAGGAGGATGGGACGTAGTTAATAGAAGTGGTGATTCTTACATAGCGTATTGCTTTGCAAACATAGCAGGTTATCAGAAGGTGGATAAGTATACGGGAAATAGTGGAACAAATGCAATTACTACAGGATTCCAACCACGTTGGGTTTTAATGAAAAATACTGCAAATGGTTATAGTTGGATTATGCAAGATTCAACAAGGGGTACAAGCAAGTTTTTATATCCTAATTTATCTAATTCAGAACCTACATCATCTACGCATATAACTTCTTTTGATAGCAATGGTTTTACTTTAGGTAGTAATGCAGATGTAAACTATAGCGGAGATACTTACATCTATTTAGCAATAGCATAATGGAAGATTTAAAGATAGGATTTGTTAACTTTTTTGCTTTAGGCATTTCTATAAGTGAGGCGAATCCTATGCTTCAGTCAATCAGTTTAGTACTTGCAGTAGTATATACATCTATATCCATTTATAAAAAGATAAAGTGATGCAGTTACCTAAAAACGGAGTAGCAAAAGAGATAAGAAGTTATGCAGGTAGTTTATTTGTATTTCTATTTATTGTCGGTATTATTATTACCTTTGTACAGTTTCCTGTTTTAGAATCTAATAAAGAAATTGTGCTTATGTTAATTGGTTCTATTGCTGCTTCAATACCAGTTCTTATAAGTGCTATAAGTGGTACAAGACCAGACGATGTAAATGCCTTAAAAGCTACATTAGAAAAAAAAGACCATCAAATACAAATGCTTGTAGAGGCTAAAGATAGGTTAGAAGAAATGGTAATAAACCTACAAAGAGAAATGTTGCAAAACCAAGATAATATGATGGATAAAATTATACTTAAAGCAGCAATGGACTTTGATAATAAAAATAACCCCCCAAAAGGAAAGTTATGATAGAAGTAAAATGTAAGTGCGGATGCACAAATAACCCAGAAGGTTACTGCGATGGTAGCCATTTAAATAAATAAATATGCAAACTTTTATAATTATAATTTCAATAGTAATGTTTTTAACTGCCTTAATGATGGCATTAACAGTTTACGGTATATTTACAGATAAAGATAAGGATGGTATTCCTGATGCTTTAGAAGATAAATTTAACCAAGTAGTAAGCGATATAAAACAAGAAATTGAAAAGATTAAAAAATGAAATACTTCACGTTAGATGAATTTGATTCACCTGATCACAAAGGAAGTGGCGTTAATATGGATAGTAACTTTCTTGAGTTGCTCAACAACGCACGTGAAATTGCAGGAATACCATTTAAAATCACAAGTGGATATAGAACAGCCGACCATAACCGAAAAGTTGGCGGTGTGCAAAACTCATCACACCTTAACGGACTTGCAGCCGATATTAGTATTGGATCAGGACAAGAAAGATACATTGTTCTTAATGCCCTTATTAAAGCAGGATTTAAAAGGTTGGGAATCGCTAAAACCTTTATACATTGCGATACCGATAACTCAAAACCAAATTCAGTCTGGACATACTAATACTGTAGGAAGTACATTATGGCTGAAAAAAAGAAATTTAAAGATACACAAGTAGGTAAATTCTTACTAAACAAAATACCAGATGTAGTTGGTGCAGTTGCAGGTAATACAGCAGTAGGTAGTGTTATACAAGCTATTATAGGTGGCTCAAGTATGAGCGATGCTGACAAAGAAATAGCACTTAAAAAACTTGAAATAGAACGTGCTGAAATAGATGGTACTACACGAAGGTGGGTAGCTGATGCACGTAGTGGTTCTTGGTTATCTTCTAATGTACGTCCATTAACACTTGTATTTTTAACTGTAAGCTATGTTATAGGATGGTATTTAGGTTATCCATTAGATAGTATTACAGGTTTATTATCTATCGTTATAGGCGGTTATTTTGGTAGTCGTGGAGTAGAAAAAGTATTTGGCAATAACAAGCACCAGTAATGGCAAAGCAAATAGTTATCAACTATATAAAAGTTAAGGTTAAGCGTAAGGGTATACATAGTAAAAACAAACAATCTAAACTTAAATCATCTAAAAACTACGTTAAGAAATATCGTGGTCAAGGCAGATAATGTGTAAAACTAATTTCCAAAAAGGTTTACATCTTAAAAAAAAAGCGAGTACCTTTGGTGGGTAGTGGGAATGTAAATAATATTTGTATATATATAAATAATGATTACAGAAGATAAAATTAGAAAAATACAAGGTTACAAAACTTGGAGTATTAAAAGAAAAGTAGATGAACTACTAATGGAAGATGCTCATATGTATTGTATGTTAGGTATTGATTCAACAACTACAGAAAAGAAAAAAGTAAAAGCTATTAGTAGAAAAATATATAAAGCAATATCTATTATAAGTCCTTTAGATGGTTATATATTAGAAGCACATATGAATGAAAAAGATTTAACAAGTGCCTAAAAAACTTTCAAGAAGTAAACTTGTAAAGAAACTTGATACAGTATTTAGTAAATATATAAGAATAAGTAGTGCTGATAAAAATGGATACTGTACTTGTGTAACTTGTGGTGTAGTAAAACATTGGAAAGAAATACAAGCTGGACATTTTATGAGTAGAAAACATTACAGTACAAGATGGGATGAACGTAATGTTAAAAGTCAATGTATAGGATGCAATATGTTTAAACAGGGTGAGCAATATAAATACTCACTTTTTTTAGGTAAAGATGCTTCAGAAGTATTATATTTGAAAAGTAAAGAAACTGTTAAGTTTACCAATTACGAACTGGAAGAAATGATAAAAGATTATGAAGCAAAGTTAAATAACGATAGGCTTAAAAGTATTACTTGATTCTTTCTTGTAATTTTTGTTCTTTGTTTGAAGGGTGTCAGAAATGATGCCCTTCTTTTTTGTTTATAATTATCATAAATTATTTTTTTGTATCTTTACAATATGAACAATTATACAAGAGCAGAACTCTATGGCAAGGTACAAGAACTGCAATACGATATAAAACAATTAAAGAACCAATTAATTTTAACTCAACAAAGCAATGAAAGAAACAAACATTAACATAAAACTATTTAACCTACAACAAGAAATAGGTACAATAAGTAAGGATGCAAAAAATCCTTTTTATAAATCAAAATACTTTGATATAAATTCATTAATTAAACAACTACAACCTTTACTTAAAAAACATAAACTACTTTTATTACAACCAATAGAAGAAGATATGGTAGTAAGTAAGTTAATTTGTATTGATGGTACAGGTGGTGTAATATCAGCACTTAAATTACCAGAAATATCTGATCCACAAAAGTTAGGTAGTTGTATAACTTATTATCGTAGATACACTTTGGCAAGTCTTTTAGGCTTACAAGCTGTTGACGATGATGCAAATGTAGCGAGTGGTGTAACCGTAGATAAAAAGTGGTTAAACCAAAACACACCTGAATATTCTAAAGCAATAGAATTTATAAAAGGTGGTGGTAGTGTAGAAGCTATTAAAAGCAAGTATAAAGTTTCAGGTAAAATAGAAAATGAACTTGCAAAACTGTAAAGTAAATAACGTATATATAAAAATTAATTACAAGAATTATCAAATAATAATTTATGGAAAAAAAGAACGTAGCAATATTATCAGGCAGCTTAAATCTATCTGCGATTGATAAAACAAAAATTGTAAAAGGCAAAGATGGTAACCAATATTTAAACATTACTATGATGATACAAGACAAATCACAGTATGGTAATAATATTTGGATTACACAAAGCCAAACACAAGAAGAAAGAGAAGCTAAAACAAAAGCAACATCTTTAGGCAATGGAGCGGTACGATGGTTAGGTGGTGATATAACAGTAGCTGAAAGAAATGAGGTTACTAATCAACAACAACAACCAGCACGTGAAGAAGCTGATTTACCATTTTAGAACATAGTTCATTAATTGGGGGTTTAATTACCCCCTTTTTTTATATCTTTAATTAATGTTAAAAAAATTAAAACAAGGTGAAACATTTCCAGTAGATTTTTGGAATTATAATATAAACCCAATAACAGGATATTATATAGAACCTCAACGTAAAGAACAAAACGACAAAGTAGCAAGAAAATACCACAAAAGATGATAGCACAAGCAAAGAACATACAAGATAGAATACTTGACATAAAATATGGCAGAGTAAAAGAAGGGTTAAAAATAGATATACCTGAAATAGATGAATACTTGCGTTACAAGCAGGGTAATTTTAACGTACTAATAGGACACGCTAACGTAGGTAAAACAACTGTAATAATGTATCTGTTTACAATATGGGCAATTAAACACAAATTAAGGTTTGTTGTTTGGTCAAGTGAAAACACTTCACAAAGTATTGTAAGAAAAATAATAGAATTTAAAATGGGTAAAACCATAAACGAAGCAAGTGATGAACTAATAAACGACACAATAAATTGGTGTGATACTTATTTTAAGATAATAGAAGTTGATGATCTAATTACATATAAACAACTATTAAAACAAGCTGGACAAATAAAAGATGCTTGGGATTACAACGCACTACTTATTGATCCGTACAACAGTTTATCAAAAGATATAGGTTTATTAAAAGCAGTAGGTGGACACGAATATGATTACCAAGTAGCAAGTGAGTTTAGATTATTTGCTAAAAAAAGAAATGTAAGTGTATTTATGAATGCACACGGTGTAACAGAAGCATTAAGAAGAACCCACGTTAAAGGACACGAATACGAAAACCTACCAACACCTTTAGGAATGGCATCAGTAGAAGGTGGAGGTAAATGGGCAAACCGTGCTGATGATGTAATATGTATACACCGTTATACAGGCTCTGCTCAAAATTGGATGTATTCACACCTGCACGTATTAAAGGTTAAAGAAAATGAAACAGGTGGGAGATGCACACCTTACGAAGAACCAATACAGTTAAGAATGGCAAGGAACAATATAGGTTTTGAATTTCTTGGTAGAGATTTAATACATAATGTTAAACCAGTTGAAAAGTTAGAGATTTGATTTTTATAATATCTTTATTAATTATATGTGCTATCTATTTAATTATAGGTCAGGTAAAAAATGCTGATGTGTTTATTAGTCCTGTAATTGGTATGATGTTTGGTTTTTTATACAGCAAAGAAGAATTAGAAGAAAGTAACGAGATTACCTTACAATGTTTGTTAGGTGTAATTAGTGTTACTGTAATATGGGCAAATCCGCACAATGGTTAGAAAAGGTAGCTGAAAGGCATACTGAATGGGTTAATATAATAAAGGGTTTTGGCGAATATGAATACGCTGAAGATTTAGTGCAGGAATGTTACCTTGTGTTATATAAGTATGCAAATGAAGAAAAAATTATTAAGAATGGTGAAGTTAGCAGGGGGTATTTATTTTTTTCTTTGCGCAGTTTATACTTTCAATTTTATAAGAATAAAAGAAAAATTAAAAAAGTTTCACTTGACAATGAAGAGCATACCTACGAAATTCCAGACGATACGGAAATGGATGAGCAAATAGCCTACAACAAAATTTGTACAATGATTGATGACCATATACAAGACTGGCGATGGTATGAGCGTAGACTTTTTCAACTTTATAGAGATTCAAATTTAAGCATAAGAGGAATAGCAAAAGAAACTAACATAAGTTGGGTAAGTATATTTAATACATTAAAAAACGCAAAACACGAATTAAAAGAAAAGTTTCAAGAAGATTATGATGACTATATTAATAATGATTTTGAGCAAATAAAATAAAGACTATGAACGAATTTAAAGGTGATAAAAGAAGTAAAAAATATAAGGCTTGGAAAAAGAACCACGAAGCAGCAAGTAGTGGTTTAGGTGATACAGTTGAGAAAGCATTTAAAAAAGTAGGCATTGATAAAGCAGCAAAGTTTGTACTTGGTGATGATTGTGGATGTGATGAAAGAAAAGAAACGCTTAACAAAATGTTTCCAAGTAAAAAGATTGAATGCTTAACAGAAGATGAGTATAACTATTTAGATACTTTCTTTAGTGTAAAAAGATCAACAGTAACACCTGTACAACAAAACGAACTAATATTAATATACAACCGTGTATTTAATGATACTGCTGTTGCAACAAGTTGTGGTAGTTGTTTTTTAAATGGTGTATATGATAAACTAAATAAAATATTTAAACAGTACAACGATTGAAAGAAAAGGAACTTTTTGAGTATTTAGTTTCTTGTTGTTATCCTGATTTAGTAAAAGCAAAAAGCCAAATGAGCAGGTGGGATTGTTACAGTCCTAAAACCTATCACCGCATTGAGTTAAAATGTAGAACAGTACACTACGATACTTTACTTATAGAAAAGAAGAAGTACGATGCTATGATAGCAAAGTGTGATGATAATTTAGATATACCTATGTATGTTAATTCTACACCTTCTGGAGTATATAGATTTAATTTGTATATTGTTGATCCTGTTTGGGAAATACAATACCATAATACCACAACAGAATTTAAGAACAATAAAAAGATACCAAAAGAAATTGCTTTGTTAAATGTAAGCGAAGCAGAAATAATTTAAACAAAGAAACAATGAACAAAAAAATAAACAACCTTAAAGAAATAGAATACTACACTAACTTTAATTTAGTAGGTGAACACATAGTTAAATCAAGAAAACTAAAACCAGACAACGAAGCATTAAATGATATGTACTATGCTTGGCAAGAAGTAGGGTTTTATGTACACAACCATATAATGAACGAAAAGCTGTATAATGATTCTTTAAGCGAATACAGGGGTGATAAGATACGTGCAGTAGAACGTGCAAGAAAAGCTGAATTAACAATTAAAGAACTTGAACAGAAATTAGAAAAACTTGAAACCAAAAAAAGTTTAGGTTTGTAATTGTTTAAAAAATGTTTATATTAGCGTAATAAACAAAGAACAATGAAAAATATAGATAAACTAATTGAGTTGTATGAAATGGCATACAATGAAAACGACCATTTAATTATGGCAAATTTAATTCACACAATAATTACAGATATTGTAGAAGATGATTCTACATCAGTTGAGCAATCTCGTTTAATATTTGATAGAACATCTAAAATTAGAAAGCATTCACTTACAAAACTAAAAACTATAATATGATAACATTACTAAACGGTGAAACTTATTTACAAGAAGAAATAGTAGGTATGGCATATGATGATGAATTTTATTATGGTCATCTTGGTAAGAACGCATTAAGTTCTTCATCACTAAAAACTATTCTTAAAAGTCCAAAAACCTATAGAAACATATTAAATTATGGTGATCCTAATTCTGATAGTCCAGCACTTGCAGCAGGTAAGTTAGTGCATTGGATGATACTTGAAAGCCATAAAATAGATAAGTTACACTTTGTAGATGCTTCCACAAAAAACACCAAAGTATATAAAGAAGCAAAAGCAAAGTATGGTGAGGTTTTTCTTACAAAAGAAAAGAATGCAGCAGAAAGATTAACAGATGCAGTATTAAGAAATGAAGCAGCAATTAAACTACTAAACAAAAGTGAGTTTGAAGTACCACAAGTGCAAATGTTAGATGGGTTACCTTTTCGTGGCAAAGCAGATATTATACAAGGTGATACAATTATTGACTTAAAAACAACAGCAGAACTAAACACCTTTAAATATAGTGCAGATAGGTTTGGATATGATCTACAGGCTTGGCTGTACTTAAAACTATTTGATAAAAAAAAGTTTACGTTTCTGGTAATAGATAAAGCAAGTACTGATATAGGTATATTTGAAACTACAGATGAATTTTTAGCAAGAGGCGAAAACAAATTTAAACAAGCAGTAGATAATTACAAATACTTCTTTGAACAAGATAATGATTTAGATCAGTATGTAATGAGGGGTATACTATGAAAGAATTAATTAATGAAGTAAAAAAATTACGTGATGGATATATATTTAATTATGAAAATGATTCTCTTGTAGAATATAAAAGCTTGTCTATAGCAAGGGATATTGAAAAAAATGAATGGATATTATTTGTTATAAATGGTAATAGAGATTTTACTTTTAAGTATAAATCATTTTTAGATATAATATATAAAGTAAATGATTATTATAATAGATATAATTATTGTTCATTTAGAATTGATCCTCCAAAACAAAATCTAAACAATTATATTGATTTAATTAATAAAATAAAAAAAGAAGTAAATTTAAATGCTAAAAATCCTATAATAAAACTTAAACCTCATCTCAACGCTTGTATATATGGTTTATATTTAAAAAACAGTTGTGTTTATATAGGTCAAACAACAAACATAATGCAAAGAATTTATACACATAATCTTGAAAAAAATAAAACTGAAAAACAATTTGATGGTTTTAAAATATTACACTATGAAGAAAATGAAAATATAAGAAAAACTATAGAATCTTTATACATTATAAAACATCAACCAAAATTAAATAAATCAAAAGGAAGTGATATAAATTATGGTTTAGCCAAACAAATATACGACACTATAGAATTTAAATAATTAGTTATAAATTATGAGTTATACACATAAAGATTTTGTAAATCAATTAAAAAAAGGATATGATTATCAATTAAAAGTAAAAGAAATACTTGAACAAAATGGATTAAAAGTTTTTATAGATGATTTAAAAATTAGACCAATAGGAGCAGATAGAATAGATTATACAGATAAAGGAGATTTATTTACATATAAAGGAAAAGATAAAATATCATTAGAAGTAAAATCTTCATCAAGACATTATACATCTATGAGTGATTATCCTTACAATGATGTTATTGTTGATATGGTTGAAAATTGGGATAATAAAAAACACAAATCATCAGCTATAATAAATATATCACAAAAAACCTTATCTACTTTTGTTATACCTGTAACATCAAAAGAATATTGGTTTAAAAAAACAATTAAAGACAATATTAAAGGATATGTTAAAGAGTTTTATTTCGTAAATAAAAAACATATTAAAACTTTATATGATTTAATTGAATGGATAAAAAAATAATAGAAGAATTTTATTTACTTGCTTTAGTAGATATAGTAAATGGTAAAGATATTAATGAACTTGAAGAAACTATAAAACTATACGAAGAAGAAGAACAGTACGAAGCGTGTGCTGGAATAAAAAAAGCAATACACGAATCAGGATTTTTAACAATTAAAGAAATAATACATAAAAACAAATTATAAAAATTAATTATGAGTGCAACACTAATACAAGAAATAGTAGAACAACATCTAAAGTTAGATATAACTACAAAAACAAGAAAACGTGAATACGTAGAAGCACGTGGAATATACTTTTACCTTACAAGACAATACACAAGGATGTCATTATCTTCTATAGGTAAAACAATGGGCAGGGATCATTCAACAGTTCTACACTTTGAAAGGCTTATACCACATTGGTTAAAACACGATATACAATTAAAAGAAGATTATAATAAAATAAACAAAAGGGTACAAGATGCAGTTAATGCTAACCCTGAAGATTTTAAAACAGCAGAAAGTTTAGAAGGTTTCTATGAGAAACAATACAAAGAACTAAAGAAGCTAACAGAACAAATTAATAAAGACCAATTAACAATTAGTTAGTTTTTTTATTGTACTATTGAATAAACAAGTTATTTCAAAATGGCACACGGTGGAAAAAGAGATGGAGCAGGTAGACCTTCTAAAGCAGATGAGGTTAATTTAATAGAGAAATTAAGCCCATTAGAAGATGCAGCATTCCAAGCATTAAAAACAGGTGTAGAAAAAGGTGATTTTAAATTTGTACAACTGTACTATAACTATTATGCTGGTAAACCAAGAGAAACAAGGGATATTACCATTAACGAGGACATTCCGTTATTTATGGAGGATTAGGGATAACTAAAACCCTACACTTCATTCTATATGCGAGTAAAGAAAACAATAGCATTTAAAAAGCTAAAGCAATTACAAAGCAGGATACGAATAGTTAAAGGTGGCACATCAGCTTCCAAGACTATATCAATACTTTGTTTGCTTATTGATTACGCTATAAGAAACGACGGTAAAGAAATAAGTGTAGTATCCGAATCTATACCACACCTTCGTAGAGGTGCTTTAAAAGACTTTTTAGGCATATTAAAGGGTTTAGGTAGGTATAGGGATATTCAGTTTAATAAAAGCACTTTAAAATACACTTTTACAAATGGTAGTTATATAGAGTTTTTCAGTACAGATCAACCAGATAAGTTACGTGGTGCAAGAAGAACAGATTTATATATTAACGAATGTAACAATGTACCCTTTGATGCTTATAACCAATTATCAGTTAGAACAAGTGGAATAGTTTGGCTTGACTACAACCCATCTAATTTGTTTTGGGTAGACAAAGAACTGATAGGAAAGCAGGACACCGATTACATTACACTAACATACAAAGATAATAATGCACTACCTGAAAGCATTGTAAAAGAAATAGAGAAAGCAAGAGATAAAGGCAAAACCTCAACATACTGGTCAAATTGGTGGAGGGTGTACGGACTTGGTGAAACAGGTTCTTTAGAAGGTGTATGTATACCTGATTGGAAAGAAATAGATAACATACCACAAGAAGCACGTTTATTAGCACACGGTGTAGATTTTGGTTATACTGATCCTACAGTTATTGTATCTCTATATAAATGGAATGATGCCTACATAGCAGATGAGGTATTTTATAAATCAAATACAGTATTAAGGGATTTATCTATGTTCTTACGACAAAACAATATAACAGAAAACTTAATTGCAGATTCAGCAGAACCAAAGAGTATTGAAACTTTGCGTAGAGATGGGCATAATATATATCCGTGTACAAAAGGTAGGGATAGTGTAAACTTTGGTATTAACCTAATAAACCAAAATGAAATATACATTACATCAAGAAGCAGGAACTTGAAAAGAGAACTACAAGGTTACATATGGGCAAAGGATAAAGATGGTAATACCCTAAATAAACCATCAGGTGAACACCCAGATTGCATAGATAGTTTAAGGTACGTTTTAACAGACCAATTAGAAAACCCCAATAAGGGCGAATACTACATATATTAGTAAATGTTAAAAAAATGTTTATATTTGTATAAACAAAGTTTAATTAAAATTATAATTATGAATAACAAAGTAGAGTATATAATGGTAAAAGAATTAACTAAAAAAGAAAATAGAAACAACCTCATCAGAATATTTGGTGGTGCATTATTATGTGGATTATTTGCAATAGCTTCAATGTATTTCTTTTTATTCTTTATATTGTGGGCAAATGAAATAACAGATAAAATAGTTGGATATTTTTAAGATGCAAGAAGCCTGCTGGTACGAAAACATATACATAGTACAAAGACCATCTAAACGTGGTACTAAATCTGATGTTTATTTAGATATAGATTATAAAGGTCAAATACTAAAAGGTAAGAAGCTGTACAAACAAAACAGCATACATTTAGAAAAAACAATAGAAGAAGCATATAGATATTCTTATAAAAGGTTTATATTAAAACAATAGTTTTTTTTTGATTTGGTTTAATTGGAATTAGGTAGCAGAAATGTTACCTTTTTCTTTTTATACAAAACATCAATTAATTTATTGTATTAATATGAAAGTTGAAATAAACGTACCTGATTCACTTAAAGAAATAACTTTAGATCAATATCAAAGATTTGAAAAGTTAAACACCGAAGAAAATAAAGAATCTACATTCTTACTACAAAAGATGGTAGAGATATTCTGTAACCTCAACCTAAAAGATGTTGCAAACATAAAATACAAATCAGTACAAGAGATAGTAGTACACCTCAACAAGATATTTGACCAGAAGCATAGTTTAGTACCTACGTTTAGTTTAGGTAATGTAGAGTATGGATTTATACCTGTACTTGATGATATGTCATTAGGTGAGTTTATAGACCTTGATGAGAACTTGGGTAAGTGGGATAATATGCACAAAGCAATGAGCGTGTTATATAGACCAGTTAAATTTAAGAAAGATAAGAAGTACAACATAGAGGAATACAAAGGAATGAATGACAAGCTAAAGTATATGCCTTTAGATATTGTGTTTGGTTCTATGGTTTTTTTTTACAATTTAAGCAACGAGTTAACACAAACTATCCTGAACTATTTACAGAAGGAGTTGCCGAACAAACTGACTATTCAACAGAAGGAGGCTTTGGATCAAAGTGGGGTTGGTATCAATCGGTCTATGGTATTGCTAAAGGAGATGCTACCAAGTTTGACACGGTTACCCAGCTTAACGTCCACAAGTGTTTAATGTATTTAGCATTTGAAAAAGATAAAGTAGAATTAGAAAAGAAGTTAATTAAAAAACGATGAAAGGTTTTTACAACGTAACGGAACAATTAAAAACAGCACTTGCAGCAGAACCATTTGTTAATACAGTTACATTTGGAAGTTTAGATGATGTAGACCTTAACAAGCAAACAATATTTCCATTATCACACATCATAGTAAACAACACTACAGTAGGAACTAAAACATTAACGTTTAACATTTCTATTCTTGCAATGGATATTGTAGATATAAGCAAAGCTGCAACTACTGATATATTTGTAGGAAACGATAACGAACAGGATGTGCTAAATACACAATTAGGATTACTAACAAGAATAATAAACATCTTACAACGTGGTGATCTATATACAGAACTTTATCAAGTACAAGGTGATGTAAGTTGTGAGCCATTTGTAGATAGGTTTGAAAACAAGTTAGCAGGATGGTCTGCAACATTTGATGTAGTAGTACAAAACGATATGACAATATGCAGTTAACAAAAACACAAGCAGCGTTAGAAGCATTTAAAAACTTTGTAATACAACAATCACGTACAAGGTTATCTAAAGGGCGTAAGAACGTTTCTAAAGAACTTTACAATAGTTTAAAGGGTAATGTAAAAGAAATGCCTAATTCTATATCTGTAGAGTTTCAAATGGAAGATTACGGTGTGTTTCAAGATAAAGGTGTAAGTGGTACTAAAAAGAAATATAATACACCATATAGTTATACAAACAAAATGCCTCCAAGTAAACCATTAGCACAATGGGCAAAAAGCAAGAACATAAGATTAAGAGATAAAGAAGGAAAGTTTAAAAAAGGCAACTATAATACAATAGGATATTTAATAGCAAGAAGCATTTACAGAAAAGGTATAAAGCCAAGTTTGTTTTTTACTAAACCATTTGAACAAGGTTTTAAAAAATTACCTGACGAACTAATTAAAAACTTTGGTTTAGATGTAGAAGATTTTTTAGCATTTACATTAAAAGAAGATAGATTAAGATGAGTACAAAGATAAACGTAAGAAGCCCTTTTTATTTACACCTTGTAGAACCAAGTCCACCATTACCAGACTTTGATTGTACGGTTGCAGGGTTAGTAGGTTTTGCAGTAGATAATCAAGGTATTATTACTTTGCCAAGTCCTGCTGTTGGTGTAATAGATTCTATATCAAGTGATGATGGTGATTTTGCAAATAACAAATTTCCTGCAGAAGGTACTGATACATCAAGAACAATAAAAGTTAAACTACTTATACCTGTAGGTTATGCTAATACAAGTGATATATTTTTAGAATGTCCTGTAACTGCAACACAAGCAGGTACAACAAGTTCAGTAGTACAGCCTACTGTTTGTTCTGGCGATCCTGCAACAAGTGGTTCTATTGGTGGACAAAGTTTAAGTGTAGGTGGTTCAAGTGTTGATATTGATTTAGCTGGATTCTTTACAAGTGAAACTACTTATGCTTTTTCTAACCTAAACCCTAATTTAGTAACAGCAGCATTAAGTGGAAGTGTGTTAACATTATCACCTAATGTAATAGCAGGATCAACAACGGTTTATGGTATTGGTAGGGATAATAGTTATCCAGCAACTTGTGAAGCAACACAAAGTATAGCGGTTACAGTAACAGATAGCACTACTGCATTTAGTTGTACCTCACCTACAAACCCAGCTTTACAAGGTGGAGGTATTAGTCAGGCAGGTGCAATTACAAACCCATCAACAATAGGTACGATAACAAAAATAATGGCAACATCTGGTGGAGGTGCTATAACAAGTGTAGCAGCAAATTCAGGTACAAACGCACAAAACGTTACATTGTTTTTTAACATTACAGTACCTTCTGGATATTCTAATGCAGCAGCAACCGTAGAATGTTCTGCAACCTTTTCACAAGCAGGAACAGCAGCACCTACATTTACTTGTGCATTAGCTAATCTTACAGGTCAAGCAATAGCAAGAAATGGTGCTATATTTTTAGGTACTGCTGCTCAAGGAACAGTTAAAAGTTTTACAGCACCTACAACACCTTTTACAGATGTAGCAACTGATACTTCAAGAACTGTAGTTTATCAAGTAGAAATACCATCAGGGTTTGCAAATGCAGGTTCAACGATAGATTGTAGTGTAACAATGACACAACCAGCAACAGTAAGTATATGTGGTGCAAATAATTATTTTATTAGTTCTGGTAAAACAACTCAAGAAGGTCATTGTGATGCAGCTTATGGTGCTAACAAGGCAATAACCTCAACAGCAGCAAGTTTAGGTGCGTTATTAAATAGTCAAGTATGTCAAGGAAGTGTAGCTTTTGATGGTAATGGTTTATATTATGGTGTATTTACTTCATCAGCATCAAGTGCGATAGGTGCAGTAGGTACATCTTATTATGTTATAAAAATAGAAAGTACAGGAATAGTAAGCGAATTAGCAATAGTATCGTGTAATACAACAGGCGGTGGAGCAGGTGTAATAGTTTAAAATTATGAGTTTAAAAAGCGTAGTAGTAGATTTATATGTATGGGATGGTACAATTTCCGATCAACCTGTATCACCTGCATATACAATAAATAAAAGTGTTATAAGTGGACAAACAAATATTACTTTAGAAATAGCAGAACTTGTTAGAGATTTTATAATTATAACTTTCAATGATGATTATAATTCTATTGCAAGATATGTTAGAACAGTTGTAAGTTCTTTTGATGATAGTGATGAACCTTTTGATACTAACCCTATTGTAACTGATTACGTTGCTTTAGATGGTTATGGATATTTTGAAGAAGGCACAAACCCAGAATTAGATAGACACGCTTTGATGAGTGCTACCAATATATATTTACCAGAAGGTACAGCAGGTAAGTTTCCAATATTTGCAGAAGGTGTAGGTAAAGTTATAATAGATGGTGTAACAACACAAATAACAGATAACGGTAATACAAACCAAAAAATACAATACGTTACAATACCAGCAGATAAATCATCAATACAAGTTTTTGATACAGATGATAGCACGGTTAAAAAAACAATAACAATATCTAATATTTGTGAACCTAAATACACATCATTCAAAGTAACCTTTGTAAATAAGTTTGGTGCATTCCAAGATTTGTATTTCTTTAAGAAAACAAGCGAAGTAACAAACGTAACAGATGAGTTATTTAAAAAGAATATAATAACAAACACTTCATCTACATATAACACTTACGAAAACCAAAGAGGTAGAATAAATGTAAACGCTCAAACTTCTTTAACAATGAATACTGGTTTTATAAAAGAAAATATGAACCAAACAATAGAAGAACTATTTTATAGTGAAAACGTTTTTATTAGATACGAAAACAAAACACTTGCAGTAATACCTAAATCTAAATCATTACAATTCAAAACAGTTTTAAATGACAAGCTAATAAATTATACAGTAAACTTTGATTTTGCCTTTGATAGAATTAATAATGTTAGATAATGCAGCAACTACAAATATTTTTTGATGGTCAACAGGTTGAACTGTTTAAGGATGAAAGCATTGTATTAACACAATCAATACAAGACATAAAAGATATACAAAAAGTGTTTGTACCTTTTACACAAACCTTTAATGTACCTGCTTCTAAAATAAACAACAAGATATTTCAACACTTTTATAATTTTAATATAGAAGGTTTTGATGCACGTAAAAAAACACCATCTGAATTATACCTTAACTATAAGCTATTTAAAAAAGGTAAAATAAAACTTGAAGGTGTACAACTTAAAAATAACGAACCACATACATACAAACTAACTTTTTATGGTGATACTATAAACTTAAAAGATGTAGTAGGTGAAGATAAGTTAAGTGCTTTAGATCAGTTAGGTAAGTATTCTTTTGATTGGACTGACACTAACATATCTACATATATGTCAAACGGTTTAGATGTTGTTACACCTACAGGTACAATGACCGATGCAGTAATAGTACCTTTAATAACACACACCGCAAGACTTTTATTTGATAGTAATTCAGCAGTAGTAAATACTGATACTATTAAAAACATAAACCCAGCAGCAGGTACAAATACAGATTACGGTGTACCTTATAGTCAATTAAAACCTGCAATTAGATTACTTGCTATAATACAAGCAATAGAAATAGAATATGATTTAACATTTAGTACAGACTTTTTTAATGAAACAAATACTGCTTTCTTTAATTTGTATATGTGGATGCACAACAAGGAAGGTGATTTTCAAACAAACCAAGATGCACAATATCAAGGTAAAAACATTACTAACGTAGTTGATAAAAAACAATTCTTTACAGGTTTTAAAAATGCAAGTTATTCTTCTTTTTTAGATGATATAATTGCAAGGGATTATTACAAAGGCAAAAACCATTCTAAAATATTTAGGAGAATGAATGTAATAGTAGTGCCATCAGGTGCTGCTGTTTATACTTTAGTAATTAAAAAGGATGGACAAGAGTTTCAAAGATTTGAAGGCTTAACAGGTACTACTTCTTTAGGGCAAACAGGCACACTAAAATATAAAGATTGGTTAGATCACGAAGATGGTGTATTTACATTTTTTATAGAAACAGAAGCTGTATCAAGTTATACAATTACAGTAGAATTAATAGTAGATAAAGATGGTACATTACTATCAAGACCAAAAGGCTCATTCCAATTAACTGCTGCAAAAACTTCTGATGATCCTGCCAACCCATTACAATTAGTACCAGACATAAAAGTAATAGACTTTCTTACAGGTATATTTAAAATGTTTAACTTAACAGCATTTCAAGATAACAATGGCATCATACAAGTTAAAACATTAGACAACTTTTATGCAGGTAGCACAACCGTACACGACATAACACCGTTTGTAGATAAAACAGAAACTATAACAGATGCTGTATTACCTTTTAAAGAAATAGATTTTGGTTATGAAGGAACTGAAAGTTTTTTAGCAAATAATCATTACCAAATAGCAAATACAAAATGGGGTGCGTTAGATTACGAAGCACCTAATAAATTTGATGGTAAAGTATATAATATAGAATTACCTTTTGAACATTTTAAATATGAACATCTATTTGTACAAGCTAATAATGTAGTAAGCGTTAATGATAGTGGTGTGCAATACGGTTATTCTGTTGATGAAAGCCAAAGTCCTTATCTTGGTAAACCTCTTATATTTTATGCTGCAAAATCTACAGCAACAATACGAACTTTAAATTTAGCTAATACTTCTGGTGCATCAGTAGCAAACCCATATATACCTTTAAATTGTGAAGATAAAGGAAGTACGTATTTAGCAGGTAAACAAAGTTTAAACTTTAATGCTGAATTTGATGAATTTTCAAGACAAGTAAATAATAAAAGTTTATTTAAAACATATTATGAAACCTATGTAAAAGATATGTTTGATTTACGCAAAAGACTAACAAGCGTAAAAGCGTATTTACCAATGAACATTATTTTTAAACTTGATTTAGCAGATAGATTTATATTAAATAATAATGAGTATAGAATAAATAAAATATCTACAAACTTTGAAACAGAACAAAGTAGTTTAGAATTAACAAACATATTTGAAGAACCAGTATTTAAAACATTAAAAGTATTACAAGATAATTGTTTAACAGTTGACACCGATACAATTACTTCTGATACAATAGATGTTAAAGTAGATTCAGGATGTAATAACCAATTTACATTGCCAAGTATAAAAACAGGAATACCAAGTGCAACGGTAAATAATCCTGCAAGTGTATTTACAGATACAAGTTTAACGGTAACACCACCTACAATAGCAACGGATCAAATACCAGTATCTACAACTACAGAGGTTTTCTTTAGTCATAAAATAACTGCAATAGGCAAAGTAGGTAATACACAAAAATTAGATGAGTACGGTTATTTATATTCTACATCATTAACTAATTTAAGTTCTACAGATGATGTTGATACATTAAAAGCATTTGGTGATGTTACTACTGTACCGTTTACACCTACGTTAGCAGTTATTAAGGTTTTATTAGATAACAATTTATCAGTAAACAGTACTTATAAGAAAGCAGGTTTAACACATCCTGCAATACTTTATTATAGATTCTATGCGAGAACTAACACCGATGTACAAAACGATAAAGCAGATGCAATAAGTAGTGTTGTAACTGCATCTACAGTACCATCAGCAGTAACTCAATACAACAATGCAAGTGGTGAAAACCTTTATGGTATAGTTGGTACAGCAGGATATATGAGTGCAGGTTCGCCACAGCATAACTTAAGAAAAGGCAACTTTACGTTATATGGTGGCGAAGACCAAGATGGAATTATAATCGGAAATGTTATACAACCAAACGAAACAGCAGTTAAAGAAATAGTTGAATGGTTGTCAAGTGTTGCTAATCCAACAGCAGGCACTTATTATGCTGTATCACATACATTCAAAGCAATAGATAGATTTGGTGCAGATTTTTCTGCTGTATTTAATTTTAGCAATAAAACTAATGCCTTTGTAAAATACCATATGTATTTAAACGCATATCCTATTGTAATGATTAAAGGTGGTACAGTTACAGGAACTATTGTTAGTGGAGGTTCTTTAGGATTAGCGTTTACAGTTGCAGATTTACAAAGCACCTCATAAACAAAAAGATATGATACAGAATATATTAGATTTATTAGAATTTGCAAGAAGCGAAAAATGGAACGGACAATATATGGATATAGCTATGGGTAAAAACAAGTACCCTGAATCAATAAGAGAAGCGTACAAACAATTTAAGAAATGGCAGTAAAAAAAACAATAGAGTTAGAAGCTAAAGTAGACAAGGCTCAAAAAGATTTAGATGGTGTAGCAAAAAGTGTACAACGCATAGATGACAACCTTGAAGATGTTAAAGACACAACAAGCGGTGTTTCTAAAGGTGTAAAAGGTATTGGTACTGCCATTAAAGCTGCTGGTATTGGTTTAGCTATTGCAGCATTTTCTAAACTTGCAGAAGTATTTAATGAAAACCAAAAAGTAACAGATGCTTTTAGTACTGCTTTTGAAGCATTAAGTTTAGCTTTTAATGACTTTTTTAAATTCCTTGATGCAAACGTTGGTACTGTTATAGATTATTTTAAAGGTATTTTTGATGATCCTGTACAATCAATTAAAAATTTTGGTTCATCTATTAAACAAGGTATTATAGATAGATTAAAACAAGGGTTAGAAGCATTAGGTTTATTTGGTAAAGCAGCTATTAAGTTTTTTGCAGGTGATTTTGCTGGTGCAGCACTTACTGCTAAACAAGCATCAAAAGAATTATTTGATATAGTAACAGGAGAAGATGGTGGGTTTGAAAAAATAACTGAATCTGTAAAAACAGCAGTAAATGGAATAACTGAATATGCTAAATCAACTGTAAAAGCAGCAAGAGATACTGTAGATTTAAATAAACAAGCTGAATTAGCAAATGTTATTAATCAAGGGTTAATAGAAAAGTACGATAGACAAGCAGAACAACAAAGACAAATAAGAGATGATGAAAGTAAAACCATTGAAGAACGTATTGCTGCCAACAATAAGTTAGGAGAAATACTTGATGAGCAAAGTGAAAAAATGCTTCAAAATGTTGATATAACAATTAAAGCAGCACAAGCAGAATTTGATAAAAACCAAAATCAAGAAAATGCTATTGCTTTACAAGAAGCATTAAATGAAAGAGCAGCAGTACTTGCACAAATAGAAGGTTTTAGATCTGAACAATTAATAAACCGTATTTCTTTAGAACGTGAAGCAGGTGAACAAAAAATTGAACTACTTGAAAAAGAAATAGAATTAGAAGAACAAAAGAAACAAGCTGTTAATGATGCTTTAGATGCTGTAATAGATGCAGCAGGAGCAGAAACAAAATTAGGTAGAGCGTTATTTATTGCTAAACAAGCTATGTTAATTAAAGAACAAATAATGGAAGCTAAAGCAACATTGCAAAGAATAACACTAAAAGCAAGTGAAGCTTCTGTAGATGTAGCAAAAGGTGCATCAGGTACAGCTAAAGTAGGGTTTCCACAAAATATACCTTTATTAGCTGCATTTGCAATACAAGCAGCAGGTATAATTATGGCAATTAAATCAGCAGTAAGTGCTGCTAAAGGTTCAGCATCACAAATGGGTGGTGGCGGAGCAGGAGGTGCAGCATCTACACCAGCACCTCCATCATTTAATATTGTAGGAGCAGCACCAGAAAACCAATTAGCACAAGCAATAGGTGAACAAGAAGAAAAACCTATAAAAGCATTTGTAGTAAGTAATGAAGTAACTAACGCACAAGCATTAGAACGTAATATAGTAGAAGGTGCTTCAATAGGATAACAAAATAGATAAATAATTATTGTATTAATATGGACATAGTAGAACTTTTTATAGATGAAAATGATGAGGTTTCTGGAATTGAAGCAATATCAGTAGTAGAAAACCCAGCAATAGAAGAAAATTTTATAGCACTTAAAAACCAAGAGTTTAAACTTGCAGAAGTAGATAAAGAAAAACGTATCCTTATGGGTGCTGCTTTAATACCTAACAAACCTATCTACCGTACAAACGGTGAGCAAGAGTATTATATATATTTTAGTCAAGCAACTGTAAGAAAAGCAAGTGAATTATTCTTTATAAAAGGTAATCAAAGCAATTCAACATTAGAACACCAATTAGAACTTAAAGGTTTAACTGCTGTAGAAAGTTGGATAGTAGAAAGTGAACAAGATAAAAGTAGAATGTACGATTTAAACGTGCCTATTGGTACTTGGATGGTATCTATGAAAGTAAATAATGATGATGTTTGGAAAAAAGTAAAAGCAGGTGAGGTAAAAGGGTTTTCAATAGAAGGTTACTTTGCTGACAAATTAGAAAGACCTAACGAACCTGTAAAAGATGAAATGAAAGAACCTTGTGAAGCAGGATATGAAATGATAGGCACTAAAATAAAAAACGGTAAAAAAGTACCTAATTGTGTACCAATAAAACAATCTAAAATGAGTAAAGAAGAAATAGCTAAAGCTAAAATAGAAGAACTAAAACAATTATTTAGTACTGAATAAATGAGTAGAATACCAAGTCCACAATCAGGTCGTAGAGGTTGCTTATGTAAAGATGATACATATTCTATAGAATGTTGCGATGGTAGTTTTGAAGCGCAAGGCGTAGGAAATGTAACAGCAACAATACAAACACCAAGTGCAGGAGAATACGGATATAGGGTACAAAAGTGTGGACATAGCCAAAAAAAACACTTTTACGGTTCTACACAATTAGTAGTAGGCAATGTATATTATATAAATGCAGACCACGATAACCACGATGGTTGCTATACCGTATTAAGTCAAGACCAAAACGCACACGGACATCATTTTAGTGCTGTAACATTATATAATGATTGTGCAGCGTGTCAAGCAGCAAACTAAAAACATAACAAACAGTTAAATATATTATTATATAAATATGGATTCAAAAACAAAAGAGATACTACAAAAGTTTTCTGCACAAAAGGTTGATTTGGCACGATCTACACAAATTATTAACTCTGCAAATAAATTAATGAATAAATCAGAAAGCATACAAGATAAAAGTGATTCTAAATTAAAATTATTTGAAAAAACTTTTGATGATTTAGTATTACAAGGTAGAGAACTTAAAGGTAGCATTGGCGATATGTCTGATATGCAATTTGATATCAAGCAAGAAATGAAAGAATTAGAAGATATATTAAAATCACTTGGTGCAAGTACATCAGCTTCTAAAGAATATGGTTTATTACAAAATGCTTTTAAAGGATTAGATGATTTAAAATCATTAGGCACAAAAATTAACAACGATTATAATAAATATTATTAATATGAAACCAGACGTAAAAAGAATACTTACCAAGTTAAGTGAAAACAAAGTTGAGTTAGAAACTGTAAAGGTAGAATTAGCAGCAAGAAAGCCTCAAGCACTTTTAAAAAACGCTAAAAAATTAAACCTTGAAATTGACAAAGCAAAAAACAAAATAAATAAGGTTTGGATTGTTTATGAAAAAGCCTACAATGAATGGCAACAATTTCTGCGAACAACAGAAAGTTCAGCAGATGAAATAAATACTGATATTGGATTTACTATGGATGCTTTAGCTGATTTAGGAGTTGATTTTACAAATGTTAAGGAGTTAGGTATGGCACAAGATATAGTATATAAAATAGAACAAGATTCTAAATCTTTAAGAACCTTATACGGTAAACCTCTATAAAAACACAACAAACTAATTACTAATTTATTGTAATATATATGAAAGCAACAGATATGTTAAACAAAGTAAAAGAGGTACTTGGGGTAGAATTATCCGAAGCACCTGTAGAAGTAAAGTTGGCACAAGCTGAACTTGAGAACGGTGCAATTATAGAAAGTGAAAATTTTGAAGCTGGAGCAGAAGTTTTTATTGTTACCGAAGATGAAAAAGTAGCACTACCAGTAGGCGAGTACAAACTTATAGATGGTGAAACTTTAGTTGTAGAAGAAGAAGGTATTATTGCTTCTATCGGTGCAGTTGAAGAAGCACCTGAAGAAGAAGAAGTAGAAGCTGAAAAAGAAGAAATGAATTACGCTACTAAAGAAGAACTTCAAGAGGTTAAAGAAATGGTTGAAGAAATTAAAGCTATCCTTTTACCTAAAAAAGAAGAAGAAATGGCTGAAGAACCTGTAGGTGAAAATTCTGTTAAATCAGAAGAAACAACTACAAAGACTGTTTACGCTGAAAAAGAAGAATTAAGCGAACCAGTACAAAAGGTTACTCATAACCCAGAAAAAGAAAACAAACCTAATTTAAACCTGTATTCACAAAAAAGAGGGAATACTACATTAGATAGAGTTTTAAATAAAATATCAAATTTTAAATAAATAAATAATGTCAACAACAATAACAACTTCAAATGATGTGTTGAGAGCAAGATCAGAGCAAGAAACTTTGACTACTACTCAAGATATTCCTGTAAACAAAGCAGGTACTGAATTTAACATAGCAACAGATGCTAAAGTAATGTCTTTACCAGCTATTACATCTGAAAATATTGGAATGGAATTTACATTCCGTAATACAGGTGCTGATGGTAACAACATTATTACTATTTCACCTGCTGCAACAGATGCTATTCACGGTACTGTAGCTGCTATATCATCAGGTGGTGTAGATGATAAAGATTGGATTAACACAAAAGCAACTGCAAATAAAGGCGATTGGTGTTCACTAAAAGCTGTAGCACTTACTGACTGGTATTTAACTGGTGGTGATGGTGTATGGGCAAGTGAATCTTAATAAATAAACTTATAAATAAAATAAAATGGCAACAACTAATTCTATAACTACTACTTATGCTGGTGAATTTGCAGGACAATATATATCTGCTGCACTTTTAAGTGGTTCAACTTTGGACAATGGATTAATTACCATTAAGCCAAACATTAAATTTAAAGAAGTAATGAAAAAAGTAGCAAGTGATGACATCGTAAAAGATGCATCTTGTGATTTTGATCCTACTTCAACTTTAACGCTTACAGAACGTATTTTACAACCTGATTTTCAGCAAGTAAATTTACAACTATGTAAAGCGGACTTTCATAACGATTGGGAAGCAGTACAAATGGGATATAGTGCTTTTGATAGCTTACCTCCTTCATTTGCTGACTTTTTAATTGGACACGTAGCTTCTAAAGTTGCACAACGTACAGAACAATCTATTTGGAATGGTGCTGCTGCAACAGCAGGTCAGTTTGGTGGTTTTAAAGAATTACTTTTAGCTGATGCTGATGTTACTGATGTGGCTGCTGCTGGTGTTACTTCTGGTAACGTTATAGCACAAATTGGATCAGTAGTAGATGCTATCGGTTCTTCACTTTATACTTCTGAAGATATGTACATCTATGTTTCACAAAACGTAGCAAGAGCATATGTAAGAGCATTAGGTGGATTTGCAACTAACGTAGGTGCTGCTGGTATAAATGCTGATGGTACACAATGGTATACAGGTGGTACTTTATCTTTTGATGGTATCAAGATTGCTGTAGCAAATGGATTAGCTGACAACACAATGGTAGCAGCAGAAAAATCTAACTTATTCTTTGGAACAGGTCTTTTAGCAGACCATAACGAAGTAAAAGTTATTGATATGGCTGATATTGATGGTTCACAGAATGTAAGAGTAGTAATGAGATTTACAGCAGGTGTACAATATGGCATCGGTAGTGATATCGTACTTTATTCGTAATAGATAATTAACCAATAAATTAGGTGGGTAAGCCAATAAGTGCCTACTCACCTTTTTTTATTAAAAATAACAATAACTTATTCATTTACAATAAGTTAAAAAAAAATTTTAACGATTATGGCTTGTGATTTAACACTTGGTAGAAAAGAACCTTGCAAAGATGTTGTAGGGGGATTAAAAAATGTTTATTTCGTAGATTTTGGTGATTTAGGTACGGTAACTTTAAGTAATGATGAAATTACAAATATGACAGGAAGTTCTGGTAGTTTAACAGCATTTAAGTACGAATTAAAAGGAAATAGTAGCTTTGAACAAGCTATTACTTCTTCACGTGAAAATGGTACAACTTTTGTTGAGCAGACTTTAACATTAACTTTGAAAAAACTTACTAAAGAAGATAATAAAGAGTTAAAACTGTTGGCTTATGGTAGACCGCACGTTGCAGTAGAGGATTATAATGGTAATGTGTTTATGATGGGATTAGAACACGGTGCAGAAGTAACAGGTGGAACAATTTCCACAGGTGCTGCAATGGGTGATTTATCAGGATATACATTAACGATGGCAGCAACAGAACTTGCTCCTGCTAACTTTATGGATTCTGATACAAAAGATATAGACTTCCCATTTAGTGTAGTAGACTACGCTGGTTTAGATGGAACTGTAACAATTACTTTAGGAACAAATTCTTAATAGGGTTTTTATTTGGTAAATTAAGGGTAGCAATATGCTGCCCTTTTTTTGTTTTAATAATAACAAATTTGATACTTTTTTATTGTATATATATGATAGTATTACAAGAAAGTGGTTCAGCACAAAATATTGATTTTATACCAAGACAATTTACTGCAAACGCATCTTACACGGTTAAGATAACAGATGAAACGCAAAACAAAGAAGTGTACAGTCAAGCAACAACAAGTATATCACAAAACTTATATTTCAATAGGTTTAATGCGGTGTTTCCTGTAAAACAAGATATTTATTACACACTTAAAATACTTTCAGGTAGTTCAGTTGTATTTATGGATAAAATATACTGTACAAACCAAACAGATTTACCAGCTTACACAATAAACAGCGGTGAGTATACTTCTAATAGCACTACAAACGAATTTATCACAATATAATGGATAACTTACACATAGTAAATTTAGCTTCTTACAACCGCCCTAAAATAAGCGAGGACAAACAAAAAGATTGGGTAAACTACGGTGAGGATAATGATTACTATTCTTATTTAATACAACTTTATACTAATTCTACAACTAACAACGCTATTATAAACGGTGTATCTAATATGATATACGGTAAAGGGTTAGATGCTTTAGATAGCAACACTAAAACAAACGAGTATGCTGCAATGCGATCTATTATAAGCAACACTTGTTTAAAAAAGGTTGTATTAGATTTAAAACTATTAGGTGAAGGTTCTTTTCAAGTGCTTTACAAAGATGATAAGGTATATAAAGCAGAACACTTCCCAAGACAAACACTACGTGCTGAAAAATGTAATGAAGATGGTGAGATAGAAGGTTACTATTATGCACCAGATTGGACAAAGATAAAACCAAAAGATAAACCTCAACGCATAGCAGCATTTGGATTTGGTAACGGTAAAGAACCAGAAATAAAAATAGTTAAAAAGTACGTTAGTGGATATGATTACTATTGTCCTGTAGATTATCAAGGTGGTTTAGCATATGCTGAATTAGAAAGCGAAGTAAGTGATTACCTAATAAACGATGTACAGAATGGCTTCAGCGGTACGAAGGTTGTAAACTTTAACAACGGTATCCCAGACCGTGAAAAGCAAATGCAGGTTAAGAATGATGTAATGTCAAAACTTACAGGTGCAAGAGGTGAAAAAGTAGTAATTGCATTTAACAACAATGCAGAAAGCAAAACAACAGTTGATGATATACCATTAAACGATGCACCTCAACACTATGAGTATTTATCAAATGAATGTAGTAATAAGTTAATTGTAGCACATAGGGTAACCTCACCTTTATTATTGGGTATACGTACCGAGAACAATGGTTTAGGATCAAATGCAGATGAAATAAAGACCGCTGCGTTACTTTTTGACAATATTACTATTAAACCCTATCAAGACTTAATAACGGACTGTATAGATGATATATTGGCTGTTAATGGTATTAGTTTAAAACTATATTTTAAAACACTTCAACCTTTAGCATTTTTAGATACAGATAATGCAATAACAGATGAAGCACGTGAAGAAGAAACAGGTGTAAAAAGAGAATTTACCTTAAAAAGCCAAGTAGTAGATAAAGACTTTGCAATTATAGATGACAGGTTAGCATACGCAACAAAAGAAATGGCAATAGAAGGTGCTAAAAATATAGGATGCGAAGGTTACCACGAACACGAATACGAAGGTAAGATATGGTTTATGCCTTGCGAAGAACATAAGCAAAGTAATTTAAGTGCTGAAACAGATGATAAAGTATTTGATTTGCTTGATGAGTTTGGTGAAGATGAAGATTTAGAAAACTGGGATTTAGTAGATGAACGCAAAGTAGATTACGACCAAGAAGAAGCATTAGATAAAATGGTAGGTTTAGCATCTACAGGTAGTGCAAGATCAAATGCAAAAAGCGAACAAGATGGTGAGGCTGATGATATGAAGTTTAAAGTACGTTATCAATATGCACCATTAACAGTTTCTTCTAATAGCAGGGAGTTTTGTAGAAAAATGGTATCAGCAAGAAAAATATACCGTAAAGAAGATATAATGCAAATGAGTAAACAACCTGTTAATGCTGGTTGGGGTAAAGGTGGTGCTGCAACTTACGATGTCTGGCTCTACAAAGGAGGCGGATCGTGTAGGCATTTTTGGATGCGTAAAACGTATATGGCTAAAGGTGTTAAACCAGATGCTACTAACCCAAATGCAGAAATAAGTGTAAATGAAGCAAAGAAAGAAGGTTTTAAACCTGAAACTAATGATGCTAAAGTTGCAAAACGACCAAGAGATATGAAAAATAGGGGATTTATAAAACCTAAAAACTTTACAACACCACGATAGTTATGGCTGAAGCATTATTTGTTACTCGTAAAGATATTGTAAAATACACCAATGTATCAGGTGGAGTAGATACTGATAAGTTTATACAATACGTTAAGATTGCCCAAAACATACATATACAAAATTATATAGGTACAAAGCTATATGATAAAATAAGTACAGATATTATAGCTGGTAATTTAGCAGGACATTATGCAACATTAGTTGAAACACACATTAAACCTTGTTTAGTACATTGGGCAATGGTTGAGTATTTACCATTTGCTGCTTATACTGTATCTAATAAAGGTGTTTACAAACATAGTAGTGAAAATGCTGAAAACGTATCTAAAACTGAAGTTGATTTTTTAATAGAAAAAGAACGTACAACAGCACAATACTATACTGATAGAATGATAGAACATTTTAGTTTTTATGCAGCAGAAAGATATGCTGAATACTATACTAATAATGATGATAATGTATACCCTGATAAAGACGCTAATTTTTCTGGATGGGTACTATAATAAAAGTAAGATACAAACCTAAACAACAAAACATAGTTAAGTTAAAAAACTATTTAGAAAGGATGTATAACAAAAACATAAAAAAGTAATTATATATATATGGCTAATAACATAAATTGGGGTTCAATATATTGTCAAATGATAACTGATTCAGGATTTGGTTCTGATACAGCTTATTCAACTAATAGTATACCTGATATTTCAGCACCAACGTGTTGGGGTACTTTTGCACTTACAGCAGATTTAACACAAATATCTGGTACACCATTTTTAGCCGATACAACATTATATAAAGCAGATGCAACACAAATATAAAATTTAAACAATGGCTAAACAGGTTATAAATATTGGAACAACCGCTAACGATGGTACTGGTGATCCTATCAGAGATGCCTTTGACAAGGTAAACGACAACTTTACAGAACTGTATACAGATGATGCAGGAGATGTCGGCAGTATAACAGCAACCGCACCGATAGAAAGGGATTCAGCAACAGGAGCAGTAACTATATCTTTAGCTAATTTAGGTGTTACAAGTGGTAAACTTGCAGCAGATTCTGTTATTACAGCAAAGATTCTAAATGACAATGTTACTCACGATAAGTTAG